CATCACACAATGGTTGGTAACCATCTCGGCAATAGCAACGATACACGAGAACATGGACTGGAGTAGCAGAGGAAGTGAGCTTCGTGGATTGCTTCATAGGCTCTCGCTGGTCGAGAGAGGAAAAGGCCACGTTGTTCAAATGTGTCGGATCATTTGCTCGTAACGCAAGCAAATCATCACCGACCATGACATCCTCCGGATTCGTGTGATCCGCTGGGCACGTGACGGAGTTCACAAACACTTCCCATTTATACACACCACGCTGGAAGGAGGTAGTGCGCATATCTGGGATGAGACCAAGCTGACAAGACTCGAATGAATGCTCGAAATCTATGTAGGCGCGGGTGTCCAGCTCTGTGGCCATGCCTAAATAGCTCATCACTCGACGCCAAAATGGGACAGATGGGAGGTGGCTCATGTGATAAGCATAATAAGTGGCTCTCAAGTCAAACGGACCAGTGACACAAGCCTTACGGCCACTCAGATTCGCAGTGGCAGAGCGGGCTGCTTGAGCGCCTTGAGATTGACCTAAGAAGAGGAAGGCCGAGAGAAAGCAATCGCTGGAAAGGAACATTTGGATGTACGAGTAATATGAGGGGAGAGGGGACAACAACACAAAGGCCATGGTTGAGTGCGATACACCGAAGGCCAGTGCCATAACGTCAAATGGGCCGGAGGCAAGACGAAGCATCAACGAAAACATGCTAACCGTGAGTAATGCTTCCGGACTGCTGATGCTAGACGCGTAGTAGATCAACAAAAAAATGAATAAGAAATAAAACAATTTGACGCGCGTTGCAGTCCGACACTCGAACTCTTCTGTCACAGCAAATTCGTCCAAGGGATGACGCGGGCACCTGAAATCAGGGCCCTGGGTTGAGAAATAGCCAGCGCGAGGCCCAAGGTAAGGGCGCAAGGCACTGTTCATCACGACATCACCAGGATCGTCAGTGTACGAACACCAGGTCGAACGCAGGTGCACCTCTCTGGACGGAAAATTCTGCGGCAAAATATCCGCAATCTGC